TTTTTTCTACCTCTAAATATGCAGACCCAAGAATCAGCCGGTCACCGGATTTTAAACGGAGCTTCAAAGGCACGGGGACCAGGCCCTCGCTTTAACAGGTGTAATCGCACTGTGGTAATAACCATATACTAGGTCGGGCACGAGCTCCGTATATAAAACGGCCAGCCGCTCGTAATCAACTTGTTTAAATTCGTTCAACCAATCCCGCTGCTTGTCAGAATCTAGTCTTGGCACGCTGACGTTTATGTCGAGATGCTCTGCCAAATCCTGCTTGAGCGTTTCGAGATGTAAGAGTGCACAGGCTTCAATCTCATCCACCCATGTAGTTATCAGCGTCGAATGACGCATTTTGAATTGATGCCGACGATCGATGTACTCAGGCAACGACAACGGCCTTTTTTGCCGGATCGCCAAATGTTCATTCAGTTCGTCTCTCAACCCGAGCAGTCTCGGATAAGGGTTTCGCACCAGCAGCATCTGCCGGAATCGCTTAAAGTCATTTGGAATCGTTATCGTGTGCCGGTTTTTGTCAGTCGATTCAATCCAATACGAGTGTCTGCGTTTACATAAGAGCTCGTGTAGCATTAACGATCCGGTTCGCGGTGGTGTAATGATTACGACCTCTTTATCTTCTAGCACTATCATCCTTGAGTCTTTCTAGAATTTGGTTTCCGATGAACTGGGTTACCTGTGGTACGACTGCGTTACCTAATCCTTTGATTCGTTTAGCTCTGTCCACCCCTGCGGAAAGCCCATCAACCACTCGACGAACCTTGGGTTCAATTTCCCAGAAGTGTTCTCCGCTTCCTGGGCTTTCGCGCAAAGGTAATGACGGTCTAACATATGGCGGTAGGATTTGCTCCCCAGTGGTCCGCAATCCTTGTACTCGCTCGCTCTCGGTGTCGGCCAAAACTCCCTGTGGCTGACCTGTTCCGACAAACACCCTGGAACATCCTTCCGACCAATTGACTTCCTGTACGCCGCCCGTTTCTCCCGCCGATCTGAGGAAGGGTAAATTTCTGTTGCCGTTGGGGTAAGCCAGTATGAAAATCCTGTCTCTGATGTGGGGCGCGCCGGCAACGGTGGCAGCAGATAAGCAGTGCCATTCCGCATCATACCCGATCTCGGCCAACGCTCTGAGAACGTCTCCCAGCCCCCGAACAAGGAGCGCTGCGACGTTCTCCAATAACAAGTATCGTGGTCTGAGTCTTGATGCAATTCGCACAACTTCATAAAACAATCCACTTCGTTCCCCTTCTAATCCACCGCCCTTACCTGCGAAAGATAAATCTTGGCACGGAAAGCCCGCCGTGATCATATCTACCGTCCAGTCGCCATCTGCCGGAGGAAACGTGCAGACGTCATCCCAGCGGGTTACATCTGGCCAATGCTTGGTTAACACCTGTGACGCATATTCGTCGATCTCGACTTGCCACTTAACCTCGAATCCGCCGGTCATCTCCAGACCCAGTCCGATTCCGCCAATACCAGCAAACAACTCTCCGACAGTAATCAGTCTATTTCTGGTATTTTTGCCCCGTTTCTCGGAAACTAATTTCTGCATTATGCGCCACCCCCAATAGCGACTTATTTTTTCGGTTTCCGCCACCAAAAAACGACGTGCAGCCAGTAACGCACAATTCCAACTTCTTCCATCCCCAAGTTTTTGACCTGCGGCTTAATTGCGGCAAATACGTCGATGGTGCTGGCGCGTACCAAACATCGTTGCCTTTTGTGTGGTTTAATGAATCTAGCTTTCATTACTTCGTACTCCTTCGTGCGTATTCCGCGATCAGTAACGCATCGGCAATCGCGTGTGTCATTTTCTCGATATGTGGAAAGAGCTCCTGCGCCCGAGCCTTATGAGTGTTTTTCTTTTGCGTTTTTGTCAGCGTGCGATTGATCAACCCAAATTCGCGTTGCCAAGTCACCGGAGTGACCGTCTCGAACGGAATGTAGTTCGCTACCAGCATCCCCCGAAGCATCCCGTAGCCCCTACCAAAAGTAAAACAAGACCTTACGCCTTGGCCGGGCATGGCATGGACATCTTCGATCAACGCAAACACCTTCCGGTACTGGCTTATTTCTTCAAATATTTCTTGAGTATCTCGTTCCGTTTCAGGGATGGGGTGAGCAACCGTTATTCCGTCAGATGTGATGATGGCGATGCCACCTTTCTTACCCGGATCGATTCCGATGTGCGTTGTCATAATTTGGCCTCAAGTTCGTTAAGGGACTCGCGGATATTGTCAGCCGTTTCAGTTAACCCTTCCCCGCGACGCTGGAACTCTTTGAGCTCCGCGTGCAACAAACGATATTGTTTTTTCGCTTGTATCTGTTCGGGCGTCTTCGTCTTTGGCGGGATTGGTTGTGATTTCGCGTTATCGCCCCAGTTGTATTGCCCTTCGAGAATCCGCGTGACGGTGTCTGGCTTAATGAACCAGTCAAAGTTCGGAGTGAATGATCCATCCGTCCAGCACGGCAGAGGGAACTTATCGAGCGCATTCATCGCGTTATCGATCCAACGGTCGTCTTCATCGAGATTGCGAGCAACCGCTTTCTGCCGCCGTGGCGAAAGCGACCTGCACTTTGCAACTTGCGCGACCTTATTCCACTTTTCAACCAAAAGATCAATATCACGATCTCCGATCGTATTTTCTTTGGCTTGGCTTGGCATGGCATGGTTAATGTCGTCATCGGGAGACATTTGGAGACACGCGGCGACATCAGGCGACACGGAATCCCGCGTCTCTGTTTTCTGGGCCCGCTGGCGACGCTTATCGAGCCGTTTTTTAATGTACGTCGGAGCATGCTCGTTCCAATCATGCACCGCCAGACGAGCGTCTCTATCGATCTCTTCTAAGTATCCTGATTCGACTAATGCGTGAACTAAATCATCTGCATCTCCAAACCAATCGATCCAAATGGCGATTTGGTTGTTAGTGTATTTCCCAACGTGGCCGTCATCAGCATTCTGGGCGGCGAAGTTGAACAACATTTCAAGAAGACCAACCGCTTCGTAATGCCGCAGTCCCAATAGACGTTGCAGCGTCTTGGTTTTGACGTGATTAACACAGCAGATTTTCATTTGCTAAACTCCAACCTCCATGGCTTCGGCGTCAATGACGTTTGCATTGAAAGATTGCGAGAGATCGGAAAACCCCAGCGGTTCGATGGAATCATCAGCGTTGAGCGTGTCTGACACTTCCGTTGATAATGGAATCATTCCGCTGTTGAGCATTTTGCGAAGAACTGTTTTGAGAGTCATCTGCTCTTCAGCGGTGTGCCACGCTGAGTCTTTCTTCGACGCTCCCTTGGCGTAGCGTTGCTTGTGAGCCTCGATTGCTGCGGCATCCATGACCAGCCGAACTTTTTCGCCGTTCGTTTGCGTGATGATCACGTACGCATGTGTGATTGCACCTTCCCCTCGCGTCGGAGATGGGTTTGGTGTGTGAACAATCTTTTCTTCATCTCCCATCACGTACGCAAAGTCGTCCCCCTCGCGAACAACCGACGCAGTTATCTTCGCGATATCGCCGCTGCGCCTCGCAAGAGCTATCAACCCTTTGTATCCAATGAAAAGTTTGACTGTCCCTTTGAACGGAACAAGGTATGCCTCTCCCATCACGCCGTCTGGACGCAGTCCCAGCTTCATCGTTTGAATGATCGCGCCCCAAAAACTCGGTTGCGTGCAGTTGAGCAACTCGGGGTTTTGCCGAAGCACATTCATAACCAGGTGGAATGTCTGCTCCGCATCAATATGTGCAGGAAGCAGATGCTGCCACTTCTGCTGCGTCTCTCGCAGCAATGTTTCGGTCTTCTGAAGTGAGTCACTCAGGCTTATTTGTTTGTCGTTTACTTGCATTACGCACCCTTTCTAGATTCTCAATTAGCAATAAATGCTCTCGCTTAAAATTTTCATACGCTTTGTAATATCTGTTTGTGAACGTGAGGTAGTTCCTGATGATGTGCATGTCCCAGATGCCCAAGGGCTCGCCGTTACCAAGCCGTCCTCCGTCCACAAGGCTTCTGGCACGCGACATCTGATCGGCCACGCTCGCGTCATCATTCGCGATCGTGCGGAGCACTTCGTCTGTCATGATGTGGTTGTACGTCTGGTAGGTAAAAAGCTGGTTCAGCATCGATCTTCTTCATTCTTTCGATGTAACACTTCAAGCAAATCTGTGTACGAACTGACCCTCCGCAGTCTGGACATCGCCATTTAGCGACGTTCTTGTAAATGCCCTCAGGTTTAACCTTGCAGCCCATCCGTGTCCTCGTTTCTCTTCTTGACGATGAAATCAATCGCGGAGGAACGGGCGTGATCGTCGTGTTCTCCGTCGGGCGAAGGAAAAATCCTCAGGAGCTCCTCTGAGGCTGCAAGCGGGAAGTCGTGGATGAGATACAGCCGTAACTGACGATCAGACTCGTAATAACGCAGTTCATATTTTGCAAACTCGCTAGCCACTGTTGCCATTCTCATACACCCCATCTGGATCAAGGCGGAGAGCCATTTCCGCATACTGCCGAATTTTGTCCCAGTCCGCCGCCGGTGATCCCTTCAAATCAAATCGATAACTGTATTTCCAGACGCTCCACCGACACACTTCGATACCCGCCTTGCGTCCATGCGCAGCGACAAAGGCATCGAAGCACTCAAGCGATCCCTCGCTGCGAGCATAGTGAGCCGGTTCACGGATCGGGTCAGTCGTCGTTGTTTTCTTCTTCGCTCGCGTCATTCTCGTCTTCCTGAGGCTCGTCTTCCTGAGGCTCGTCTTCCTGAGGCTCGTCTTCCTCAAGCTCATCGTCCGCTTCGATTTTCACGACGGGTGCTTCCGAATCGTCTTTGCCATCCTCGACGCGAACAAACACTTCGCCATTTCGTTCCAGCAGCGCCTTGTCGCCGTCGGTTTCCTTGCAGAACTGGAGTGCTTCTTCGCGATTTTCAAATTTATAAACAGTCATCGTGGCTTCCTTTTGTTGAAGGCTGTTGGTAAATACAATGTGTATGCAGTGCGACCATTGTCGTTTGTTGCTTTCTCGCCCCGCACGACCAGCCCTTTTTGCAAAAGCGATGAGATGCGTCGCTGTAGCGTGCAGCGTTCCAGATCGGCAATGTCTTCAAGCTGCCGTGCTGTTTTGCCCGGATGCAGCATTATGAGATTCAGTGCAAGAAGCTCTAAGTTTGCTACTGTGCCGACGGATGATATCTCTGACGCAGCTTCTTTGCTCGTGTCTGGATCAGAAGCCCGTGATAATGTATGCGGTTCTGTAAATAATGATTGTTGCATCGTACTTCCTAGCTCTTACATAGTTCTTTAAGACGCTCTTCTGGCGTTAGCTGCGTCGCCGCTTCAGGACGCGCTTGGTTGCGGTTCGCAGTGTTACGCCCCTGCGAGATGACTCTAAGGAGTTCCTCATCTGGTATGAGCCAATAGCTGTTGCAGACTTGATAACCCTCAATCTTCCCTTCAGTTAACCAGCGGTAGATTGTGTTGCGGCTGCACCGCAATATCTCACAAGCTTCTTTAACCGTCTTTAAATTCTGCATAGTCGCGGAATCCATTTTTGTCCCCCTTTTCAAACCTTGTGCTAAATCGTGACGCAATCTACCCGCTTGTACCCGCGGTTACAAGCGTTTACAGAAATAAATCCCGAAATTAGTTAAATATGGGGATTTGGTCACACAGAGATGTGGTGGTAATTGGTGCAAATAGGTATAGTTTTGATTACACACATCAACATTGGTGTATATAAAGGAAAGGCCGTTGCGATGCCTCAGAAGAACTTAACGACTCTTGAGATCCAAGCGTTTCGTGAGGCGTGTGTCGAGCTAGAGAAGATGCTCGTCGATCTCAAATTGGGCGTGGAAGAATTAGAGACACTCCAGATCGAGGAGCTCCCGGTTGCGAACCACCGCAACTTTGTTGAAGGGATGCGGCGTGTTCAAAGTTTCACAACTGCGATCAGGGAGAGCTTGCTTGAACACAGGCTCAGTAAGCACGTCCGTGACAGCCGCGGGGCTGAGGGGTGATTTCACTCCTCGTTTTTGAATTTTGCACAATTTTGCACAATTTTGCACAAAAATTGGGCGCGATTGAAATACAACGGGTTTTAATGGGTCTTTGGTACACCAACTTAAACCAATCACACCCCCTAGCAAAACAGAGGTTTGAGACTATAATTACCGAACGAAACAACATCGCGGGGTGGAGCAGCCCGGTAGCTCGCGAGGCTCATAACCGTCTCATACACACGCATCTCTCAGCGTGCTTAAACACTCTAAAAACAGGCATTTTCAGCCACGGGGCTGACGTTTTTACTGATCTATTTTTGTGCAATTTGCACAATTATTTAAACAGTTTTTGCTTGCGTGGACGAATTAGGCCTGTATACTCTGGTTTCCGCGCTTTTACGCGCGTTCAACTATAGAAGGTGCATATCATGATTCGTAAACAGATTCTCGGCAAAACATTTGCAGGTAAGAAGCTCAATGTCAAAGTCAAGGCCGACTCTGGTCGACCTTACGTCCGGCCAAAGATGGTGGATGAAAGCGGTAACGAGAGTTACCCGTTTGTTTATTTAGATGGCGATCCTTTTAGCCGCGAGATGTACGATGACTTACAGCAACTACGCATTGAGCTTGGCATTGAGCAGGTGGCTTCCCCGCCGGTGGTGACTAATTCACAGATGCCCGCGCATCAGCCACAAGAACAGAGTTTTCGAGTAGTTGATCTGGTAGAGCAATATCGCACATGGCACGATAAACGCCGCAGGCATGGCTTACCTGATGAGTCTAAAGCAGACCGCGCGCAGATCACGCTGCTTCGCCGCGCATGTTTGATGTTGATGCCGTTTGCAGAAAAAGCTGCCGCAGAATTCACTCTTGCCGACCTCAAGCGTGCTCGACAAATTGAGATTGACATGACCGGCAACTGCCGCAAAACGATCAATGAAAAGATTAGTGTGCTCAAACGTATGTTTTCGTGGGGGGCGGAGGAAGCGATATTCCCCGATCACGTATTTCTAGCAATCAACTCGCTGAAACCGCTGGGCAACTTTGACCATGACGTACCAGCGAGCACAGTCGTACACGCACCAGATGAAGCGGATCTACTTGAAGCGATTAAACTCTCACCGCCGGTTCTCGCGACGATGCTTACCGTGCAAATGCACACGGGACTTCGACCTGGTAACATCTGCAACATGCGGTGGGAAGATATTGATACAACTGATGAGGATGAGCACGGAGTTTGGATCTATCGACCTAGTTCGCACAAAACAGAGAAGCACCTTACGCTGATTAGCGTCCTTGGCCCACACAGCGTGGAGGCACTGAAAAAACATCGCGACGAAATGATTACCGCAGACAGCGGCTTTGTATTTAGCCGCCGCGTCGCAGAAGCGTATCGACTGAGTTTTGCGAAACCGCAGGACGATAAACTTCGTAATGCCCGACTAGTAGCCGCGCGTCTGGAACAGCATCTTGGCCAGCAGATATCGCTAGATGATGTGATCGTTGACAGCCGAAAGCGAGGCGCTGCAATCAAGCAGTTGAGAGATAGAGCTTTTCAAATTAAGAGGACGCGGTGTCGGGAGAAGACCGGCGAACGCTGCGAATACACATTGATACGCGCAGGAATTCTAGAACCGTTGCCGGTTCGCAGCGTGCGAGAGATCTACGAGAAACACACGACCGTCATGGATAGGTACGATACGAAGGCCTATCGCACTGACTTGTATGATGTGCTGAACCACTTTTCCATTCCTGACTTTTTCCCCAGTGCCATCAGGCATTTTTACTCGGCCAATTTGGTCGCAAACGCGAGTCGTTCGGCGGCTCAGGCTGTGATGGGGCATTTAACAGACTCTATGGTCACGCATTACTCAAAGATGCGTCAGGATATAAATCTCGCGATTGAAACTCAACGATTATTAGGATAACCCACCAAAAAACCCTTTAATAAGCCCACCTTGTTAGCGAATAACCCTACCTACCAGACACAAATGTTGCGTTTGGACACTTGAGGAACGCCGGAAAAACCTCATTTTCGGCGTTTTTCATCGTAGACAGTGACCAAACGTGTCACCACCAACGTCAAAATGTGTTGAAAACGCTACAAGAAAACTGCGCGTAGCAAATTTGACCACAACATAAGTGCGAAACATGAAGTAACCTTAACTGCTTAATAAACAAACGCTTACGTGCACGACCATTAATTCGAGATTGTAAGATGTTGTATATTCTAAAAATCAAATGGGCTGACTCTAAATGCCAGCAAAAGCTCGTCTTCACGGATATCGATCTGGCTCTTAAAGAATTCCAGTTTCACGCGGAATCATCTCAAATCGATGAGCTTTCTATGACCGCGTTATCGGCTGACCAAATAATTGAAACACTTGGCTAGCATTTTTTAATCGCCGGTTGTTTATTGCCATTTTCTCTATCAGCACTCTCGGGCTGACAATGGCATTATGCCTACGAACATTACACGAACCGACGCCGCGGCGAGTACGCCAACCTTCGCGCAGCAAATGGTCACCAAGCTCCAAGCAGACATTCTTGCTGGCAGTGGCGGCGTTGTTCAAACCACCATCGATGGCACGACGGTCGAAGTAAACCGGTCACAACTTCTCAAAGAACTGGATTACTGGCAACGAAAAGTTGCCCGTGCCGACGGCACTCGTCCGCTTGCCCCAACAATAAAGCTCTCAAATGCTCTCGATGATAGCTAACGCGGCTCGACGGTTAACCGGGCTGCATACAAATTTTGAATACGACGGAGCTCAAACGAGCGACCGTCGCTTTAGCCCCACCACACGGCTAAAAAGCACCGATCAGATCCTCTCGCCGGTCAAACGAAAACGCCTGACCGCAGCAGCGAGGGATTTACAGAGGAACTTCGCAGTAGCCGCATGGGCCATACGTCGGCATTTAGATTACGTGTCACGATTCAGCTTTGAACCAAAAACCGGAGACAAAAGTCTGGATGCCGAACTGCGAGCCTTAATGGAATGGTTTGGACGGCCATACAACTGCGACGTCACAGGTCGACATAACCTCAGCAGCCTAATCCGCATGGCTGAAGAACGCCGGTTAGTGGATGGCGACTGCTTCTTTATCAAGCTTTCTAACGGTCAACTGCAAGCCATCGAGAGCGACAGGGTACGCGACCCGGAAAAGATCACTGACGAAGACTGGGTTCACGGTATTCAGGTGAACCGCGGTGGTCGCAGCCAACGGGTGGCTATCTGGCGTCGCGACAAGACCGGCGGGTATGATTTTGAACGATCTGTTCCATCGAAGAATGTATATCACCTCGGATATTTTCAACGCTTTGACCAGGTGCGCGGTGTCTCGCCACTTGCTCCGGCCATCAACACTCTCCGAGATTGCTACGAATCTTACGACTACGCATTAGCAAAGCTCAAAGTCAGTCAAATGTTTGGGCTGGTTCTCTCCCGTGAGAACGCTGGTGGTTTTTCGGATGTCACAAAAGATGACGACGTCACCGGCGGGTACAAGGTGGACTTTGGAAAAGGCCCAGTGATGCTCGACCTCGATCCGGGTGACGAAGCATCGATCATTGAATCACGAAACCCATCCAATGAGTTTCAGAATTTCTCTCAGCAGATGATATCGCTAAGTCTTAAAAGCGTCGATATTCCGTACAGTTTTTTTGACGAGGGCTACACAAACTTCTTCGGCAGCCGTTCGGCGTTTATTCATTACGAAAAAGCATGCAAAGTTAAACAGCAACAGCTTTCTGAGCTCCTTAACCATATCACTGGCTGGCGGATGAAGCTCTTCATCGCTGACGGCACATTACGTCTGCCCGGACGAATGACGTTGGGCGAACTGAATTGGGAATGGGTCGCCGACGGTACGCCTTGGTGGAATCCACTGCAAGAGATCAACGCAGATATCGCCGCAATCAATTCTGGACTAAAGAGCCGGTCGATGGTCGTTCGTGAACGACACGGAAAAGAATTCCGCGACGTCGTTGATCAGCTACGCGATGAGCAACAGTACATGGCCGACGCAGGAATCATCGTCGATATGGCAGGCGTCCCACTCGACGCGGATGAGGCCGGTAACGAAATACAACGGCAAGCAATTGAAATTGTTGAAGACGAGGAAGAGTTATGACAAAGCGCGAAGTAACAGCTAATGCACTGAGATTTAGCAGTGGCGAGATCAGCGTTAGCGGTCCGCAATCTACGGATTCCCCAGCCACCGAATATGAGGTGTCACTATTAGCTCGCAGTGCCGGGGCAATCGAGCACTGGTATTGGGGACAACAAACAGTTCACGACATTGCCGGAATGAACGTGTCGGCCAAGATCCCGATTGATTTCAATCACGACACAAGCGAGGTGATTGGATACCTCGATAACTTTGAAAACACACCGGAAGGACTGCTGGCGACAGGCAAGTTGGTCAGCTTCAGCGACGATGACCGGGCATCTGATATCGCTCGCAAAAGCAAAGCCGGTATTCCGTGGCAAGCCAGCATCAATTTTGGCGGTGACGGCATCAAGGTTGAAAGCGTTCCTGACGGCGAGAGTGTGACTGTGAACAGCCGCGAATTCAGTGGACCTGCAACCATCATCCGATCCTGGCCATTGCGTGGAGTTGCAATAACTCCGTACGGCGCGGACGGGGAAACCGAATCTATCGTGTTGTCTGAAGGAGGCAACAACATCCTTGTAGATTTTTTTGAAATGGAGACGAATATGTCTGACGACCAACAATCCGTGGCTGTGGCAGAAGAAGCTATTGAAGCTGAAGCTACCGAGCAAGCGGTTGACGAAGTCATCTCAGACGATGCCGCTCCTGTTGAAACCGAAATGGAAGAAGTAGCCGAGGCTCTCGAAGAGCAGGACGCACCTGAGAACGCTGATGTTCAGCTTTCACAATCGAGCGGACATCGCTACATCGAACTTTTTGGTGATCAGGGTGCTGTGTGGTTTGTAGAAGGCAAATCTATCGAAGAGTGCTACGAGCTTCATATCTCGTCGCTCGTCGCGCGAACGGAATTACTTGAGAACGAAGTTTCTCAGCTGAGAGCAATCGACCGTGGCGAAGAAACGCCTGTTTCTTTCAGTCACCCAGATGCGCTTCCGAAGGAAGACGACGAACTCAGTTTGCGTGCTAAAGAGCTTAAGAAGGCCGGTGTCGGTAGCGACTTCGTCGCAACGCAAGCTGCTCGCATCGAACAACAACTATCCCGATAACACGAAAGAGGTAAAGCATCATGGCTGATGATTATTACACAAGTGCGAATTTAATCACCTTTAATGAATCGGATCTAAGTTTTGACGTCTCCGACGTTTTAAATGACGCTCCGGTTTTAAGTGCCCTCAGCGCATTTAGCGTTGACGGTACGCAATTAAAATACGTCAAAAAATCTGCCGACCCAGTAGTGGGCTTCAGAGCTCTCAACGCGGGCGTGGACAATGACGTGGCGACATATACGCAAGTTAGCGTGGATCTCGCTATCGCAGATGCCAGTTTCAACATCGATATTGCTGCCGCTGAAGGCTACCGCCTTGGTCCTGCGGCTTTCATTGCTCTGCAAATGCAAAATCACATGCAAGCGATGATGGCAAAAATCGAGAATGAACTCATCAATGGTGGCGCGTCCGATGGCTTTGCCTCACTAAGCGAAGAGCTCGATGGTGCGAGCGATGCGATGGTAGTTGATGCGGGAGGAACAGAAGCTGATAAAGCATCATCTGCATATTTAATCCGCAGTGGCTTCAACGATGTTCAGGTTTGCTGGGGAAATCAAGGCGTAATCGAAGCGAAGGATACTACTATCGTAAGATCCGCTGCTGCGTCAGGTACGTTCCCGAGTTATTACACCGCCGTGACCGGATACGTCGGCTTGACATACGGGTCAGCTTACTCGGCAGGCCGGATTGTCAACCTCACTAACGACAGCGGAAAAGGACTCACCGATGACCTGATCGCTGATGCGTTGAGCAAGTTTCCCGCAGGTCGTGGACCTAACATGATCGCAGTCAATCGCCGCTCGCTCAAGCAATTGCAGAATTCTAGGACAGCCACGAATTCGACTGGCGCTCCAGCACCATTCCCAGAATCTGCATTTGGCGTGCCACTTATCATCACGGATCAAATCAGCAGCACGGAGGCGATCGTTAGTTAATGGCTCTTGCCGACACGATTGCGCAGAACTTTAAGCTGTTGCAGAACACAGCAGGCGTACGGATTACGTACGCACGCGGTGATGTAAACATTACCCTCACGGCCATTCCAAGTGATACCGAGTTCGTCTCGGCCACAGGCGATGGCTACATGGAAACGGTCGAGGCGAGGGACTTCGTGTTCCCCGCCTCCGACCTGACCATCGGGGGTCAGCCGGTTTTGCCTGATCGCGGCGACACCATAACAGAAACGGTCAACGGCCAGCAGCAAACCTATCCGGTGACTAACGCCGGGAGCGGTCGGTATTTCAAATACTCCGATCCCTTTCGGAAGATTATTCGCGTTCATACCAAATGGACTAAGTAATGCCTGATGCGACTATCACGACGCTTTGCGACGCAGTTGTTACGCACCTGTCGAGCCAATCGCTATCGATGTCGTTCACAGCATCTAGAACTTACCTCCCTGACTTTGAACGTGAAGAACTGACTGGTGCTGAGGTCAGTGTGTTTCCGCAAGGAACGCAAACCGCGATAGCGAGCCGCGATAGCCAGCAGTTCATCTACACGCTCAATGTTGTTGTGCGTGTGCCGGTGAGCCCTGCCGCTGATCCTGATATTTCAACACACCTGTATTTTGCAGAACAAGTTACCGACGCGCTTGCTCTTAAATCTCTTGCTGATTGTTCGTACAGCAGCATTCAGAACGAGCAGGCATTTGATCTGGAGGCACTCGCTGATCGAAACGAGTTTCTTTCAATCATCACCGTCACGTATTTAACCATCAAATAATAGAAAAGGAATTCCACAATGGCATACGTCTTAGGATTGAACGCGAAAATGTATCGATATGATACCGACGCTACTGAATGGAATGAAATGACTAACGTAAAGGACCTTTCGTTGAATTTGGAAAAATCAACGGCAGATATCACTACGCGAGGCGGTAATGGCTGGCGACAATCTGTCGCAACTTTGAAAGATGGCAACGTCAGTTTTTCGATGGTCTACGACACTGCGCAAGATGACTTTGCAGCCGTAAAAGACGCATTCTTAAGTAATGACGATGTTCAGCTTCAGATCATGGACGGTGACCGTGACGATTCGGGAACGCAAGGTTTAGAAGCGTATTTCACCATCACTGGTTTTAACATCAATGAAAACTTGGAAGAGGCCATGACGGTCGATGTAACGCTCAATACGGCGTACAACGCAACCGCACCTTCATGGGTCACCATTGCATAGAAAGGTAGGGGCGTAGATGGCTAATAATTTTAGCGATAAGGACGGACGAAACTGGGTAGTAACACTCAATGTGCACAGTATCAAGTCGATAAAGCAAGAACTTGGATTGGATCTTCTCGATGAGAAAGTCCACGAAACTCTCCAAAAACTTGCTGAAGATTTGGTGCTTGCCATTGATGTTCTATACCTAGCGCTCAAAGACAAACTAGACACGGCAGATATTTCAGATGTCGAGTTCGGAAGAAGCCTTTCAGGCGACTGCCTTAATGAGGCGGTCGGTGCACTGGTACAGGCACTCGTGGATTTTTTCCCGAACCCGCGAAAGCGGGAATGGGTGAAGAAACTATGGGACAAGTCGACGGCGCATATGAACAAGGCGAACGACGAGATGCTTTCGATTCTGGACGACAAACGTCTGGAGACTCACCTCGAAAAGAGCTTCCTAGAGGCTCGCGAGGCGGGGATTCAGGACGCAATCTCTGGAATGAACTCTATCGTATCGCCGGATTCCTCGGAGTCGACCCAGGACCCTTCTCATATCGCGAGTTAAGCTGGATGGCCAGCGGAAAATTAGAACAGCAGTGGTGGCATACTGCGCATCTGATTTCGCTGCATGTGAACATGAACCGCAAGAAAGGAAGCCGTGTCCGAAAAGCTGAAGAGTTTCACCCGTTCATGCGTAAGCGACGGGTGAGCCGCACAACCGGCTCAATCGACTGGCTGAAGGTGCTGTTGCCACAAGGCGATCCTGACAGAGAAAGCTTGGAGCATGCCCGCCCTGCGACTCGGTAGTACGATGAACGTAAAGATGCCGCGTACCAGCGTATCGGCTGCGCGGGGTGTGTTTCGTCGCGAACTGGGCAAAGCAGGTAAAGCTGTTACTAACGGCATCTCATTCACTACGAACTTTCGTACAGTACATGTGCTCAACGCAAAGGCGCAGCGTCGTATTGATAATGCCGCCCGTGTGTTTTTATACAGATTTGGCGGCTACGTAAGAACGACGGCCAGACGGGAAATCGGTCGCAACACGATCCGCCGTAAATGGGAAAAAGATAAAGTCTGGTGGAACGGCAAACGCTATAAGAGTTGGCGTTACAGCACCGCTGGCAACGCACCAAAATCGCACACGAAGCTTCTTAAAAACAACATCTTCTTCAAGCCGGAAGTCCGTCAGCTTAATGTTGTGATTGGTCCTATCCCTCGCGGTACGAGGATTGCAGGTTTGCTTGAGCATGGTGGTTCGCAAAATATCTATGTCGCGTGGAAGAGATCTAAATCGGGCAGGCTTATTATCTCGCGTAATAAGAAGTACCTGAAACGAAAAACAATTAAATATGCACCGCGTCCATATATGCGGCCAGCTTTCACGAAGGTGATATACCACCCGACCGCAGGAATGAACAAGCTGCTCCGCGACATGAATATCCCTTCGACCCTGAAAGACATTTTTTACCAGCGTGGCCAGGCTTCGGCTGCACGCTACGGGAGATAAGTCATATGCCAAGTTCAAGTGCGATCCGAGCCGGTAAAGCTTCTGTAGAACTGCTCGTCCATGATCGAGTGTCCGAAGGGCTACGGCGTGCAGCCGTATCACTTAAGTCATTTGCCCGCGTGGCGGATCGCGTTGGAATGCAGATGATGCGAACCGGCGTGATGATGGCAGTGCCAGTGGCTATGGCAGGGCGAGCCTTCGCGACGTTTGAAAAACAGATGGCAGAAGTCTCCACGATGATCGACGTGCCTAGCAAACATCTACGCACTCTTAGTGATGATGTGTTAAATATGTCTAAGAATTTTGGAGTCGCAACCGAAGGATTAAGTCGCGGTCTTTACAACATTTTGTCCGCTACCGTGCCGGTTGAAAAATCCATTGAGGTATTAGGCGTTTCTGCTAAAGCAGCCGTTGCCGGATTGAGCGACGTTGGGCAAACTGCCGACGTGATCACGGGTGTTTTGAACGCCTATGGCATGGAAACATCTGACGCAACGAAAGTATCAGACATCTTGTTCACGACGGTGAAACGTGGAAAGACAACCTTCAGCGAACTATCGAATAATCTCGGAAAGATGACGGCAATCGCTGCAACCGCTGGTATCGAGTTTGAAGAGGTTGGTGCGGCAATCGCTACCGTCACCAGAAATGCAATTCCGACGGATATCGCGGTCACTGGCCTACGGCAAGCATTTAGCACACTACTCAAGCCAGCCAGTCAAAGTGCTGAGATGTTTGAAAAAATGTTTGGCATGACAATGGACTCCGATGCACTGTCAAAAATGGGTGGTCTGCCGGGACTGATTAAGAATCTCTCCACACTGACTGACTTTGAAATCGCAACGATATTTCCCGATCGTCGAGCTCTCACAGCGATTCTGCCGTTAGTGCGAAATCTCCAAGCGCTCGAAAAAGACATGAGTTTGATGCGTAACTCAACTGGTGCAACTGAGAAGGCGTTTGAAAAGATGACGTCAACGATGAGCTACGTCTTTGATCAGATCGTGCAACACGGAAAAGCCGTGTTCACGGTCATGGGTGAACAACTTGCGGTCGGTTTTCAGAAGTTGGCGGTCAACATAAAACAGGCACTCGTATGGACGGAACAGTTTATCAAGCAAAACCAAGCGATGGTGCTGGCATTTGTGAAATGGACGGCGATCATTTTCACCGCCGGGGTCGGGTTGAAAATTCTATCCCTCGCGCTTGGAAGTTTGATACCGTTACTCAAAGTCGCAGGCGTCGTAGTCCTGTTCCTCGGAAAAGCGGTCTTGAAGCTCGTCACGAAATTTGGCTATTTGCTGCCACTACTCGGAGCACTCACACTCGCAATTCACGGAACGAGTCAGGCGTTCGATTGGGGGCTAACGCTCATGCAATCGTTAGCTGTCGCGATTGGAATCGTTATCGGAGCTTGGGTGGCTTATAAAGCTATCCTTCTCGCAGTGATTATGGTTCAAACCGTGTTCGCCGCCGCCATGATTGCTCTTAAAGCAATCATGCTCATCGCCACAAACCCCATCCTTCTCTTTGGTACAGCACTTCTCACGACGTTTGGCCTCTGTATGGCCCAGGCCATTAAGACACAGGGCGTCTTCGATAATTTCGGAAAAAATACAAGCAAGATATTTGGAAATATAAAAGACGATGCCGTTACCGCGTTTGGAGGAATCGTTACCGCGATGAAGATGGGCAAGTTTGAGATGGCTGCTGAGATGGCGGTTCTCGGACTGAAAGCTATTTGGGGCGGATTTTGGGCATGGCTTAAAGACATTTGGAGACGTGGCAGCGACGGTATTATCGACTACGGAAAAGACGTTGTTGACACAATAATATTCGCGTGGAACGAATTTTGGTTTCAGGGCGGAGAAATTTGGGCTGGACTTCTTGAAGGAATCATCACCGCCTTTTGGCATTTCACGAATTGGATTGATGATATGTGGACGGAAACCTGGAATTGGGTGAAAGGCGTTTGGCATGACATATCTGGCCTCGGCGATAGTTCCGAAGAGTTGGCTGAAAAACATGAAGAACAAAAACGGATTGCATGGGAAGCCAGACAACGCGACATGTCCGCAGCCGAGAAAAAACGTCTCGCGCGGTATGAGGAACACATGAAAACACAAGGAGCACTATTTGAGGGCGGTCGCCGCCAACAAAATTCAGCGGCTGAACGTGCTGAGTTGCTCAAAGAAGACCTCAAAGAAGTTAATGAAATCCGCGAAAATCTGGAGGAGTTAGGGCTCGAAATCCAGATCGCGGATAAGTTTAACGAGTTTGAACGTAAGCGTGGAATGCTCGAAGGCGCGACTGAACACGATGCGCCGGTCGAGGCTGTTAGTGATGAGTACATTGACGCTCTTGTAGGTTCTGTTACAGGCGAGATCGACGCCGGAGATCTTCCAGACATTGAGATACCTCAACTGGCGAGCCTGTCCGACAGCATGGGCGACATGACCACCGGCATGGATACTGCTGCAAACGCAATCTTAATGGGTCATCAAGGTGCGTTTCAAAGTGCCGCGAAGCTTCGCAATATCACAGACATGCTAGGCCGAGAAGCGACTTGGGAAAACAACGTACTCGACAAGCTCGACTCGATCAATGACCACCTGCGTCACGTCGACAAAAACACACGGGCTCAACTAAAAGGACTGTTATGGTAGACAACAACGTGCAAGTTACTGAGAAACTTGGTAGCGGATCGACAAGTCTCGACAACTCTGATCCAACTTCAGAAAAAATATACAGTGTCGTCGGAACGAGTAGTGACACGCTCGTCACGAACAAGATCAAAGCGACGTCGCCGATTTCATATCGTGGCTTACGTCGATCTAGTATTGAAGCCAAGCCGGTTGACCATGACGTGTGGGAGGTGGTCGTTACATATAGCTTGAACGAACAGATGCGGTATGTCACTGACGTGTCGTGGAGTACGACAGGTGCAACCCAAAAAATCTTTCGATCTAAGGCAACCGAGAGTGTGTTTGATTTTGACTACAACCCGTGGCAAGGTCCGCCTGATTTCCAAGGTGCAATAAACGTCACGCAAGACGAGGTCGAAGGCGTTGATGTGACGATACCTGTTCTGTCTTTCACTGAAACACACAAATATGACCCGAGCGATGTGGACGACGACCTTATTGCTGGCTTTATGCAAAAAACTGGTACGGTGAACGCAGTAAAGTTCAGGGGTTTTAATCCCGGCGAAGTTCTGTTCCTCGGAGTGAGCGGCCAAACAGATCCTGATGTGATAGGACTATCGTTCGAGTTTTCTGTATCACGAAACTTTACGTGGATTCACAATGAAGTAGCACACACGATCCAAGGCTGGAATTACCTGTGGTATTTCTTCATGCCACAGGTCGACCTTTCCACAGGCATTGGCTTTCAAGTCCCGATGGCTGGGTATGAAGAGCGTGTTTACGATTATGTAAACTTCGGAACATTTGTTCCAGATCGCGTCGGAATACCGACCAATCCTTTGCCAGCGTCCGACTGGCCAGTCGACGAGCAGCCAGCAGAGGGGAGCGTATGATATGACAAACGTCAATCCGGCAATTCCCGGTCAGCCGAAAGCTCTCTCAGCGAACGAGCATAACGCGATGGCACGCGCCGTCAACTATGTAAATGCAAATGTGGAACGTGATAACACACACATTAACAATGAACGTAATAACATCTACATCATGGTGAAAGCACTCGACTTCCTCAGGCCAGGCACTGTGGTGCAGCTTGGAAATCCAATCGTTGATATCACGCGAGATTTTCCGCATGCACCCACCGCGTACCGTAGCTGGATGACAGTCGGCATGACTGTGAACACTAATCTGCTGGCTAACTTCCCAGCGTGTTATGCCAGTCGTCCGATTGTCGACAACACCGAATCTAGCACCTACGGTCAGGACGCCGGACGTGGAGTGTTTGGGGTCACCAAGGATGCGATTCTTAAAGGATCTGCTGGGTTGGTGCAGGTGGCCGGTATAGCTGCGTGTCGAGTTGCGTTATCGTCGCTCGACGATGTCATTGCCTATGTCTCTACATCCGGTGATACCGGAATGACTGGAGCGTTGCGTGGATGTCTGGCTGGTCGGTCAGGATTCGAGATTTTTTCAAAACCTGCGTCGCTGCCAAATCCGGACGTCTCGAAGTACACATGGTGTTATGTGCGGATCGGGTCTTTTGTTAGTCCATATGCTACGCGCTTGCGTGGAAAGCTTGATGCAAACATGGACGTTAGCGATACCAGCGTGTTAGTAAAAGATGTAATCCCGTTCGACGGGCTGCTTCCAACGACATTCAAAGGGAACACTATTACTGCCTATAACCAAATGGCGATGGAAGGCGCAGAGGATTACTACGTCGATCTGAGCTATTCATGGTATCTCGACAGATGGGAACTAACGGGAGTGCAGTGCTAACATGGGCTGTTGTAACGAACTCTGTGACGGTTGTTGCTTGCTGCGTGATTCGTTCAGCCGGATCAGTCTAGAAACGCTGATGGTGAGCACGCAATATGGCACAGGTCCCACCTGGACCCTCGCGCTGATGAGCACACCGAGCTACGTGCAGATCGGTGATACGGTTGCCGGTACGTCGACAGTAGATTCCAAAAAATACTACTGGTACGTCGATGATGTCAGTGGCTCGAACGTCACAGTTCGTTTTCTTTTTAGCGACGCAGAGAACCCAGCCGATCTCGATCCGCAATCAAACGGAATTTCAGAACTAACAGTCAAACGACTGGGCACTGAATATTACACCGATACAACCAAAGCTAATTATCTCTGGGGCGTAACTGATGATGAGTGTTTAGTTTCCAAGGCCGGTGCGAGCTCCACGTTGTTCATTAGTGATGCAGACGAGCTCTATAGCTATGTCTTAGAAATCTCAGGCAGTGGACGCGGTGATTCCGCAGACCCTGACCACCTGCGTGTTCGCTCTTCGTGCGATGCCTCGTCAGCAAATTACAACCAAACGCAGTTAACCTTTAGTGACTGCACGGATTGTCAGGATGACTATCGTCTGGTGTCTACGTTAGTGCAAGGCTCGTCAACAACCGAAGTATGTCCACCTGATATTTCCAACCTCGGAATTTTGCCAGCGAGTGACGGGAAGCTACACGGGCAGATAGCCAATGACGACGGGGTAGTGTTTCTAAGGTATTGCATCAAGCAGCAAAACGCTGGGAGCATTTCCACCAGCGATCTTTCGTTTGTGGCATTGGTGGGACCATCTATTGAAAAGCCGGTTGGCATGCAAAATGGATCAGGTTACGGGGACGGCGTATCCGGCATGGGAGACAAGGCTGGGATCTCCCTCGACGCAAGCGTTAAATGTCATAGCGTCCAACTTTCGTACACAGACCAGAGTGACCCAGACGATAACGAACCAGCCTGTCCGGGGTGCATTTCGTGGCAATGCGGTGACGCTACTGATATTGCATGGCTCGACTCACGTAATCGTGATGAAACCGATTTACTTGTTATCGATGGCACTGCTTCATTTGACGGCACAACGCTTACTGTTGGTTCGTCGCAGGTAGTAAAGCTAGCAAGCCAAATGGGCATACGTTCGTACACTGATCCAGACGGAACATTGCAAGACAATTACACGAATAGTCCAGTGCGGATCGGCCTGGCTTCTGATATTGAAGTACGGGGAAACGCCGGTGATCAAATCGTTCACGGGTGGACGTTAGTGATCGGCGACGCGGATGGCGACGGCGGCAGTATCAACGGCGAAAGTTACCCAGTGAAATCACAAACATGGTATCGAATGCGTTGGTGTAGCACATTTCAAACAGAGCTCGATTCCGGTTCGGTCGCTGCGGCGGCATTTGTCGAAGCCGGTTTTATCGAAGAGATCGATGGGAGTTTAGTCTATTGACCTTTTCACAACAAACGACGATCACTACCAGTTCGAGCGGATCGGTAGAGGTGCGTAACATTTTAAAACGTCCAATTTTCCTTGCCGATAATAGCGTCTCGGCTGGGTTTTGTCTTTCGTGCAATCGTCCAACGGCGTGCCCTATTTGCGATGTTGATCCGTCGAGTGATGGCGACGGCGATGACGACAATCAAAAGTGTCTAGAAAAATGGACGGTGATTATCAATGGTGGTTCAGACACTGGGGATAGTCCCATGTTTGGAAACGCAGCCAGAGCGACGGTGAGTGTCAAATACAGTCCGGCGCAACAGCATCTTTTCGGAACAACAGGTGGACCGTACGGAGATTTTGAAACCCAAAGTTTGTACTGGCCTACGAATCCCGGCTTAACCGTATCTGGCTTTTCGGGAACGATGACTACATCAGATATGTGCGGCATCGCGATGTACCTTGGTCAATACACTCTGGTCACATCCGATGTCGTCGGTGGAAAAAGGACGACCGATGTTAAGTTCCAAGGATTCGGACTTACAGTTGTCCTAACACGCTCATGGGCTCGCGGTCCGTGTAAAGTAACGACTACCTCCACCGGCGGGATTAGCTGGCCATATCAAGATGCTTGGGCGTTTCCACAAACGCCAATTGAAAATCCGTCGCAGTGGTTATATGCCCAATATGGTCCAGGTCACCAGCCGTGGTGCTACGATACATTGTCAGGCATCGCTTGTGGGTGGTGGGGCGGCGTCCAGCAGGCGATTTATCACACCGGCAACACGGATATCATTACCGACAAGATCCGCTGTGAAGACTATGCCGGAATTGATGTACCGCTATCTACCACGAGCCAACAAAAATGGTCGACTCGCCAATACAAACGTGTCCGAGACTTCGACCAGTGGCCAGACCCTGTTTTTACACGCGCACCATTACCTACCTATTGGGAGGACTGGTCAGGGACGCCTCCGAGCATCACCGTCGTGCCAACCACCCGCACTGTATTTAATAACACTGAACCTGCAAATGCCGGTGCGGGAGCTAGCGTGAGTGTAGAGGTGTCATGACAAACAAACCGTCCAAATTACGCCAAGCTAGAAGTTTCACACAAGCTGTTATCAAACACGCTGCATCCGGTTTTAAAGAATCATCACATGAAACTACTGGCCATCGACAATTCATGTGTGCACTTTGCGAACATTTGAAAGGCGACAGATGCCGTCTGTGTGGCTGTAAGGTGATTGGCAAAGGACGACTGGTAAAAACACGCTGGGCATCCGAGGCGTGTCCAGATGGACGCTGGGACGTAGAAAATAAACAGTGACCGCTTATCACGACTAAAGGTCATTGCTAAGCATTTTATAATGATAATTTGAAAGGAAATACATCATGGCTGTGACCACATGGAAAGGCACGGACGCGACGTCGCCGACCGATTTCAACACCGCGGCCAATTGGACAAATGGTTCACCGTCTGCGGCTGACACTATTATCTTCTCACCTGCGTATGATAATCCTTGTACGGAAAATGTTGATCAAGGGACGACCGCCTATGCAGAGATTCTGGTCGAACAGGGGTTTACGTCAGATATCGGCAGTGCCGATGTCTACTTGACCGCCAGCCCAACGGACTTTAGTTATCACGGAAGCGGTCGCATCTACATGGACTTTGGTACGTCCAGTGGCATCGACCCAGTCATCAGTAGCTCCGCATCGTACGCACTTGGCACATATGCGATTCACTTGAAAGGTGATATTGATGTGTTATCGATCACCGGCGGTGCGGTGGCGATAGCATACTACGCCGGTGATTCAGCCTCGATCAGCACCGCGAGCGTGGCTAAAGGTCGCCTACATGTAAGTAGTCAGACCTCAAGCTTTTCCGCACTAACGCAAACGGGTGGAACGGTTACTACTAATCAATCCGTTGGCACAGTTAAGCTGCTCAAAGGTTCGTTTTCCACTGGTGAAGACGCTGGTATATCGACAAGCCTCACCGCATACTCTGGATCTGCAACTCTCAACGGTACAGGCACGTATGCGTCGATCCAAATTGAAGATCAGGCCAATGTGAATATGACGAACATCGGTCGTGATCGTACGATAACTACGCTCACGCAAAACGGCGGACATTTCTTTTACGATCCGTCTGTCATAACTATTGGCACTGATACTGCACCCAACCGAATTGTTCAACGAGTCATTAGCAATGTCTAAACGTCGTGATAAACGCAAAGGTAATTTGGTTACAAGTGATAACGCGACGACGTCTTCACGGGCGCGGAGTGATTACAAGGTGATCAAGGCTGAGTCCAAGACTAGTAAGATTCAAGCGAAAGCAGATCTGGCGTTAGCGAAAGGACAAAAACGAAAGTGGTTGTTTTTCCTGATCGTTGCCGGTATTGCAGCTTACATGATTCTGAGCAGCGGAGCAGGCACAACAATCCTCACGAAACTCAAAGGGTTATTTTAATGACGATCATTCAAGACGTGATAAAGGCGCTTAAATCAAAGCGTGTCTTGCTAGCCATCATCACCGCAGCAGTCGTCTCAGTGAATGGTGAGCTAGCGTTATTCGATGATGAAATGCTGACGAAAATCACCGCTCTTGCCGGAGCAATAATCGTCGGGGATTCACTGCGGCCAACCAACCCCGGGAAGCAGGCCGAGTGATAAATCGCCGCCCGGCAGTCTTGGCTTATCACGAGCCTTGCTGTAACCCACGCCCCGCAGCGACTCGCCGGGCGGCTTCAAAACAAGAGGGAATAAGAATGGACACGATTACAGAGATTATAAACTCAGTTGGACTTCCCGTCGGACTATTGCTCGTAATCATTTTTGCTATCTACCGGATCGCGAAGTACGCTGCTCCATTGGGCGAGCGGGTCGTGCAGGAACATGTCATCTTTCTTGATGCGACAAAGATGCAGAACAAGCGAACGGTTGAAGCGATCGAGAAACAGACTGAACTTCTCGCAGGTATTTCTAAAACCAATAAGAGTCTGTCGCACCTGGCTGATGCCGCCGGTCATGCACTTGATGAAAAACCGGACGATGCTAAGCAGGCTATCACTCGTATGCGAGATGCGTTAGGCGACTAGAACGCCGGAGCTCAGGATTTTTGAACGCACTTTCGTGCCTACGCGCGAAAATCTATTAGAGATCTGAGCACATTTCGCAATCCTGCCACTCTGGCAAATCGGCCATTTTGACACACCCCCAAGGCGGCGGGTCGTCGTTTCGATAACACCTCACATGGCTGAAATGTGTACCGAAAAGCGTGGCGATGCACCATCGTGCGTGCAAATAACATATTTTTTCTCTTGACATGTTATCGGTGTGCCGATAGATTAACCATGTCAACTACAAATTTCTTTGAAAGGTGAAACGATGACCGAAGAACGAAACGACTCTATCAATCTAATGAACCGCGCGTTGACGGTTCGGGAATTGAAAAACATTCTTGATAGCCTCGACGACAATGTGGCGGTCGTACTCGCGAGTGATTACGGCGATCTGACACATACTACACAATTGATGGAGATAGAGGCTGTTCATATTATCGATGCGAAGAATATTGAAGACAGTAGGTATTCCGAATCAGGCTCATGCTTTGTACGCGAGGAATACATCGAGGAGGAATACGACGATCACTTAACTGTTCAGGGGCAAGTATGCGTATTGCGTACACCTTCTGTGAATTGTGAAGATCACTGGGAAATGCCTCAAATATATTCTTCTGTTTGGAAGCCGCTCCCTCTACCTACAAGGACACAAAACAATGAGTAAAGACGTAAAAGATATGATTTCCGAGGCGCAATATAAGTTATCAGAAATCGTTTCCACCGTTGTCTACGCAACAACGTATGACGACGAGCGCAAAGAGCAGATTTATGATGAAATAATGACAAATGTTGTGTTTGATTTGGATCGAACGTGTGACGTGATCGACAAAGTAACAACGCTGCTGACAGAGGAGAGCAACGATGAGTAAAGCGACTGAAAGAATTAAAATTACAAAGTATGATTTTGAGCAAATGCTGATTGCTAAGCATTCAATAGAAAGCCTAACAGCGTCACAGGTTGAGGAAAGAACTGACTTAGATCAATTTGGCGATTGGATCTACACAAAGCTAACTTGCTACTATGCCGATGGTGAGCATTGTGCAACTTGGATGGGCGGCCAAGGCTGGGAATTTGTGGATGACAATGTGGGGAAGTATCACGAATCAGGCGTGCGGCTGACTGATTGCTGCGGGGCTTTTTCGACGTACCACATCGATGAAATGGGGCATGAGATCTTGTGTTGCAAAAAGTGTTGGAACGAAGTGCCAGTTGGACAAGGTGATGGTCTGGAAAGGAAAGAAATATGATTAACGAAATAGAAGAGTGGACTGCGAGGATGCGTAAGTGGTTCGGGGGATACGCGGTAAGAAACGTCAACTATTTCGAGCGGCGTTCCGGTTTGGCTTACACCGCTGATATTTACCACAAGGGGCGGCACATCGGTGTCGCTGAAAACGGTGGTGACGGCGGCGCGGATGAAGTCTTCTTTTACGATCGAGATGATCACGACTCTTATTATGCAGAAGCAGATAAACTGTTCGCAGACGATCCAGAGCCATTTAGCAGTTTGCTGCATAGTCTCATAGATGATTTTGAGGGAGAGTGTAATGAGTAATATTGCAGAGACATTCAAACAACCGTTCTTAAATAAAGCTGAAGCCAGTGTGGCCACGGCTGTCAGCATCGGATGGGATGGTTGCCATAAAATTTATGTGGCTCTAGATGAATCCAGCCACGATTATTTCAACGAAGCTGGGTATGAGATGGTGTTAGTCAAAGATAAAGATGCAGCACTTCGCCAGCTTCATGACTGGTGGGAGTCGTCCTGCCCGTTACGGTTTATCGAGGCTGTTGAGTCTGACGCAAACACATTTCATGCGGTGATATCGCAATGGGACAATTATGAAGAAGGAAAGGTAGCAGAATTTGATGAGGAATCTCTCTAAAGCAACGGTAGTTAAACGTATCGCAGCAACACGCAAACGCGGTGGCATCACCACAACGGTTGCCGCCAGCAAGGCTGGCATCGCACAATCAAGCTGGTCGGAGGTGGAAACAGGTAAGCGTTTCGCAAGCTGGGATCAAGTGCTCGCAATGGCGAAGGCGGTTGGTTTAAACATTAAAGTCATTATTGAATAAAAGGTGCAACGATGGAAAAAGTAAGATTATATCCAGACAACAATACGCATATGCTCGATGCGAGTGTATATGCTTCAAGCGTAACTTCGATCGATATCATGGATTGTGGTTACAACGCGAAAGGTGAACTAGTAACCTATGTGTGCGTGTTGAATTTCAACGATGGCTCATCCACACTTACCTATTCCCATAGGGATGAGGAATACGACGATCTTTGGGAAGATATTATCCACTTCTGGTGTCCCCGCCAGGACGCTCCAGGATCATGATTTTTTGAACGCACTTTCGCGCATGCGTGCGAAAATCTATTAGAGATCTGAACAGGTTTCGCGCTTCTGCCAGTCTGGCAACTCGGCCATTCTGACACGCGGCCATTTTGGGGGTGTCTCATTGTGATCGCATGCCGCGTGGCACATGATATCTCGCGGTTAAATCATATTTTTGTGCGAAGCTATTGATTTGCTATCGGCTCGCCGATAGCATTAACACAGTCAACTACAAATTTCTTTGAAAGGTGCAACGATGAAAATTTACGATATGCAACAACAACCAGCAAAATCTCAATATAAGGGTGCGGGTTGGGCGTGGGTCGCAATGAAGGATGATCAGATTATAGATGTACGCTACATGGGGGATCACACGGTCTTCACGGGTTATTGCGTTGAAGCGCTGCAACGTGCCAACCGCAAAAGGTGCTGCAAGGCGAGCGAACGTGCCGCTCAGGAATTGAATAGAGAGTCGTTCGCCAAGTGGAGGACTCAAGCGAGAAGTGAACTGGCTTCTCTCGGTACGGTAGTCAGTGGAATGATGTCGTGCTGGAATTTCGAGGCCAAAGCATGGTGGTTGGATCAGGAAGAGGTGCAACGATGAATAGCAATTTCAAAAATGCTGAGTGGTTTAAACAGAATTTGGATAGGTGGGAGGCGAACGCTCCCCCCGAATATGAGATCTGTCTGCCAGTCCTAACAGCACTGGGATTTTCTACGAATTTTGAGTATGGAAACGATGAAGACCCGTCTATCGGTTTAGAAATCGGCGACGAATGTTTGCAGGTGTTTTACGGGGTTGATGTAACCCACCATTACGCGCCTGAAGACGAGCGTTATAGCGTGAAGGATTTCGGTTACACTATTTTCGATTCGCGCACGGGGGAATACGAGTTGTGGGATACGGGTCTGGAAGTGTTACCACGCATACTCGAACTGCTGCCACTAGATTCGCAACCTGAAAAGGCAGATGAGCCGAAGACGGTTAAGGCTGTGCCCAAGTGTATCGACGATTTTGATGAGTGGTTTAACGCTGCAAAATTCGTGGATGCCTCAGAACTAACTAAGACTGAGCAGGGCGGTTTCGCGTACGGGAATTCCTTCCCCGTTGGCGATTCGGCCAGTGAAGAAACGGGTGCATTGGTCGGCATGTGGCTGTTTCCAGACGGACTCCATATCGTGGAATTTGAAGAGGCGTTTCACGCACCATACTTTGATGATGTAATAGAGCGTAACAGATTGTATCACCCAGTGATTTCTGAGAAAACGCTGTACGATGCCATGCACTGGAAGTCGGAGAGAGCGGTCAGGCTGATGCACACTTACAACAGCCGCATGCTGATGTTTTGCGCGATCGAATTGTACTACGCGACCTATCCAGATGACCTGCACGCGCGAACCTATCGACCTCGCCGTTCCTGAATTTTTGAACGCCCTTTTGCGCCTATGCGCGAAAATCTGTCAGAGATCTGAGCAGCTTTCGCGTTTCTGCCACTCTGGCAAATCGGCCATTTTGACACACCCCCGTCATGGGGGTGTGTTTCTTTTGATACCATGCCGCCGCCCATTCCGCCGCCCATTCCGCCGCCCATTCCGCCGCCCATTCCGCCGCCCAGCTAAATAGCCTGTTGTTTTATTATCGCTCCACCGATATTATAGATAGGTGTTAACCCGCGGTTTCCCGCGGTTTCCCGTCTAACTTTTATAAGGTGCAAACGATGACAACTATGCTCACTAAAACAGAACAAGTTATTACAGATATGCTGCTCGAAAATACGGGTATCAATATGCTCGACTCAGGCGGAATTAACGGGCGCGCGTGGCAACGCAACCGCGAATTGATGGAGAAGTATGAGAGTTTCAAGAATGCCGATAGCGCGACCCTTTGCGGTCGATATGGCATCGAATACACAACTAACATATTTCACTATCTGACCGAGCACCTCGAATATGATGAAACGATGGATTCCATGTTTCAAGCATTCCGTGAAGGGTGCATTGACTTAGGTAATAGCGACCTATCAATTATGGATGACTTTGCAAAGGAATTCAGGAACGGGCGCGGATTGTATGGTGAGGGCGAGCCGATAACTTGCAATACCTATGAGGTCGAGGGTTGCAAGTTGTCCCAGTGTATCCAGTTTATCCAGTGGCATGACCCATATGATGATAATGACTACATTCTCTTACAAATACACGGTGGGGCGGATATCCGCGGCGGGTATACGATGCCCGTTTGCTTTACTGAATCGGGAATGAGCGAGTACCCATTACTCTCGACTAGTGACGGGCATATCGGGTGCGATGAGTGTGATGCTGAATGGTATAGTGACGGTTCATATTGGACTAGTCACAATTGCGATATGGATCTGAATGATTTATGCCCAACCGATACGGAAGTGATAACGGGCGCGGCTGAATATCGGTACTGTGAAGATACCGGCGCTATCACCTGCCCCGTATGCAACAACGGTCAGTTAGTCGTGTAGCTGTTACCTGTTAACAGTCAGCCCCCGCGGATAGTAAATCCGCGGGGGCTTTTTTAATGCGCCTACCAAAATAGGCGGGATTATTTTTAAAGCACGTATTTACCATTATCTAATCAGAGCCCCCCGGCGAGCTTCTCGCGCGCTTTTCTATTCAGCCTACCCCTAATGCCATTCTCGCAAACACGCGCATACCGGCTTGTACGGGCTTCTCATGGGATATTTTAAACGCGATTTTATGCCCATTTTGTCATCATTATGACCACATTTACCCTATTTTCACCCCCCCCTATCGGGTTGCATGCTGCCAAATAGGCACTACCCCCCCATCAGGGGGGGTCACAGGTACTCTTTGCTCCCTCGACCGTGAGCCCGCCGCGAAGAAGTAGACTGTACCGAAGACTTTATTTATGCACCAGTGGCTCTTGGGCGTGCAGTGGCCGGAACGGTACACACGTTAAAGCCTTAGTTTACAGGGGTTTACGATCAGAGAGTCACTTAGAGTGGCCAGCAAACCAGCCAGCAAACCAGTCAGCAAACCAGTCAGCAAACCAGTCAGCAAACCAGTCAGCAAACCAGTCAGTTAAAAGAGCGGCGGGGAGAAAGGTGCATCGAACTCCCCGCCGCAGAATCGAGACATATGTCAACTACGCTCGATTTGTATTATCCACGGTCGTCATAGGTTTTATCGTCACGCCATTGTCCGCACTTGAGGCATCGCGTGCGTCGCCAGGTGACTGACGTGTATAACCTACCGTCCATCGTCCGTCCGCTCAAGGTCAGCGTCCGCTTATTGATGTAATTCTCCCGCTCGCCAGACCCACACTTGTCGCATCGACTTTCGATCACCTCAACCACATCTACCGTTCGATTGGGACTGCCCTTCGGGCGTCCACGTTTCACAGCCTTCTTTTTACCCATTGCAAAATCCTTTTTCTATTAAAGGTATGTAACCCGTTCCCGTCGTGTTCGCTTTGTTTCGGCTTGCATCGCCAGATCTTCGGCGCTTCGATTATTTATTCCGCTCAAGTTACAGCCGGTGACGCTCGCTGCGACGGCTGATCCTGACAGGCAGTCGAGGAAGTGATTGTCGGGCTTGTTGGGTAGCAGCTTCCATTCATCTACCTCACGGCCACGTCCAGTCGTTTTGATGCGATACTCAGCGTGGCAATGATCTGCCAACATCTGATGCGTGGATGGCTTCGCTTTAAAAAGACTCAAGCAGCCGGGATCTCCAAGGGACTGTGAAAGTCTCGCGTGTACGAATGACTTCCAGAAGTTTGAATCAAACAGAACGTGACGAACAACCCGTTTCCCCTTCACCGTCGGCATACGCCAGTTGTATCCAACGCGCTCGCCTTTCCGCTTGGCGTAGTCGCTGAAACTTCTGCTACTCGCACCGACATACCTACCGTGTGCAGGCATGATGCGACCGCGATGGTTAGTATTTCTGCAAAACTGGTGGACGATGTCGGTCGACATACCCCAGTTTGCGTCGATCAGCGTCAGGTCATTAGTCATCTCCGCCCCGTCATCGCGTAGATAGACTGACTCATGAATATGATTTGTCAGGTTTTGCAATCCCGCGAAGATCGCGCCCTCAAGCCCCGCTCCGGGCTTTGCCCGTTGTAGCGTTTTTGAAATATCCCGCAAACTGTAATATCGCCGCTGCTGATCCGGGTAAGCACCATAGTCGATCACGTAGCCCGTGAATCCCATCGTCCACGCGGTCGTCACATAAAACAGGCACTTCTGTTGTATATCAATAAAAGTAGTTATGCGTTCAGCGTCGTTAGGGATATCTAGCTTCTTGTAACCATTAATTTTTCTGGAAATCTCGTCTACCGTCAAAAGATCAGCAGTCTCTTCATCGACCATTGGCAGATTTTGGTACTCGGAGAAAAAAGCGTTCTCATCCCGAATCCGCAGGTTAAAGGCATGCTGAAGTGCTGAGAGCTCGTCATCGTTGAATCGTGATTCCCAAGCAACAACTGAACCTTCATCCATCTTCTTTCGGTTCTTAGAATAAAACTTTGTTGCCCGCGATCCATCACCGTCGGCCTTGAGATCCTCCTGCCGGATTTCTGCATACTCATTCCACAATGCGTCATTCACAGGCCATTTGTAGACCATCTGCGTTGTCTCACCTTGCCATTCTGGGTGCTTATCCCGATCCAAAATGCTCGCGGCCATGTCATTTGGCCTGATTATCGTGCAGGGCATAAAACCAGACATCTTTTTACCTGGACCAGCGAGTCCGAGAATGGCCGTCGCCAGTATATTCTCCCGAGTCGCCGACTGACTTGGACTCCGCGCAGACTCATCAGTTTGCGGATCATCCACAATAACGAAATCCGGTCTGACAGCTTCGCCGGTTGGAAGCTTGTGCTTTAGTCCACGTATCCTTCCTGTGATACCGAGTGCGAGGCAAACCGCGCCACTGGCGTGGGACTTTGGTATCGTTGGCAGCACTATTTTTTTTGCGGTCCAGGTGATGTGCGTGCGGTTGCCTTTGTATAACTGACCCGCTGTGCGGTTCACAATGCCATCGAGCTTTTCGATCGGGTGACAAACCTCTGGAAAATCAGCGGCTAGCAGTTCGTTCATCTCGATTTCCGCTTTCACACTATCGAGCATCATCGCACCAGCATCCTCGGATGCCCCGATCAAGACGACACTCTTACGATGGCCGTACAGGATTGCCCACAATGCCGCCGTCTCACAAAGGCTCGTTTTTCCTGACCCCCGCGGCATCGCCAATGCAAACAGGCCACCTTTCAAACAAGCGTGCTCTATTTTCTCAATCACCTTCAGGTGGTCGTCGCTCCAGTCGAGATGGAACGTGGCTGAAAAATACGTCTCGCAGAATTTTCTGAAATTGAGCGAACACGCCTTCTTACGCCGACCACTTCGGATGCGTGGAAGCGGTGCAATGTCACGCCCGGACTGACTCTGTGCAGCCGTACGCGACCGCATCGTCTCGCGATGTGATTCATACGCTGTTGAAATTAGCTCACCCCTTAGCTAGCTAACTGTAAATTTACTCGGATTCGTAAAGCTATAGTCTGTGTGTGAGCTCCACGAATAATATGTGCCTGTGTCCAAAAAGAGCGTGGGCGTCACGCCAGAGACATTTGTAAAGACTGGGCCAGCCACTATCTGTTGACCAGCAAGGTCGGTACTGACATGAACTGTTGCTTCCGCAACTGGATTTGATGAGGTATCCGTTACTGTTAGCGTTATTTGATTTGCCCCTGTGCCTACCCCTATCGCAGTGACCATCTTGTGAACTAAAAAACTGAATTCTTCGATTCCAGTGCGTGTCGAATCGCCGTCGCTATAACCCCACTCGATCCGAGCAATCCGTTCCTGGCTGCTGCCGTCTGCAACCTCACCGACTGCTTCAGTATCCGCACCATCGAGCTCGATTGTGTACACCCCTGCTGAGAATGTACCTCCGTTCACGTTATTCACGTTTTGACTGTTTCTGCTGTTTATGATAGTGCCACTGGCTTTATCGTAGAGCGTGATTGTTAGTGAGCTCACACTGCTAACTGTTTCGCTCTCGGTGCTCTTGAGCGTGCCGGTCAGATTACATGACTCACCACTTTGAATCGTGATGTATTCCCCAGACGAATTTTTCAATGCGGTTGACATGGTTTACCTCTCAATTCGTGGCTTGAATATATTCGGGACATCGATTTGTGCACCGCTGACAAATGGTGCGTTGATTTGTGGATCGCTGACGTAGATTAAGCCGGGCGGGTTGAGTCCCCCAAGCGATGCTCCGAGAAGAACGGTAGCTGCTGATGGCGTAATCGTTGTGTTACCACTCACCACAACGGTCGGAGACTGAGCAGCCAAGTTGAAGGATGCTGTGGCTGTGAGTACCGTATCAATAAATGTGGTCGGATCGGGTGCAGCCAGAGTAGCCACTGCGGAGGCGGGTGACACTGTCGTTCCGCCACCCGTGATCGAGACGGTTGGATCGACTGCGGATAAATCAGCAACTGCGGCATCGGGTGTAACGAACTTCTCAATCGTTACTGTGAGATCCGCGGAAAATACACATTCAGCGACGTCTGGTGTAACGACCTTCTCAACCGTGACTGTCACGCTCGCGGCAAATACACACTCAGCGGCGTCTGGTGCAATACCTTTATCAACATTATCAATAACAGCGGCCAACACGCATGCTGCGGCATCGGGTGTAACGAACTTTTCAATAAAGACGGTTGGATCGACTGCGGCTAAGTCAGCGATTGCTGCGTCAGGTGAGACTACCTTATCGACCGTGACTGTAAGGCTTGATGTGAATACACATGCTGCGGCATCGGGTGTAACGACCTTATCAATCGTGACGGTGAGATCCGCGGCAAATACACATGCTGCGGCGTCTGGTGCAATAGCTTTACCAACATTGTCAATAACAGCGGCCAACACGCATGCTGCGGCATCGGGTGTGACGAACTTTGCAATCGTTACCGTGAGATCCGCTGCGAATACGCACTCAGCCGAGGCTGGGGTGATATTGATTGCACTTGAAACATACTCGTCAGCCCCGATGTCCCACGACGCCACTGTGTCCCGGTCAAATCCGTCGATATCGATGTTGACGTTCGTCGGAGATGTGCCTAGATCCACACCCGCATCGATAGCAGCCGCACCTTCCTCTAGGTGCAGATCTTCTGTGCCGCCTGTGACCGAGACAAACAGATCTTCATAGTCCTCGCCTGTTAACGAGTTTGTTCCCGTCGCAGTAGAATCTGTTGATAGGTTGTAGTCATGAGTAGATCCAGAGAAGCCAGATTCACCGAAGCACTTTTCATTTGAAGCACTTGCCGCATCTGCCCGTGCAGCAATATTATTTTTGAGAAAAGTATCGGTATCGTGAATACTGAAGCAAAGCGCTTGGTCGCCACTTCCGGTAGCTTTCACGTAATAGACGGTGTTGTTGTAGAGATAGACTCCCCAGTTGCCCGACGATACCGTTATGCCAGACGCTTCTTTTGTCGTGGACGAGTTGTCAATGTTGTACAGGATATTATTCATAAAATAACGAGTATTTGATGAGTTACCTGTCCCCCAAACGTAGACGCCGTGAATATGCGTACTTTGGGTCGTGAGGCCATGAATTATATTATTTCGGCAGTAAACGTCTTGCGTTGAATTTGCTCCAAAGTTCACTCCTGCCGCCACCGATGAGCCGGTGCTAGTAAGATCGAGTTCCAACCACTCGACGGTACACTGACTTCGCTTGATGCGAAATGAACTGCCCTCGTTGCCTGTGTATTCAATCCGCGTACCAGTGCCAGCCTTGCCATCATGCCGCTGCGATGAAGGCGCAGTTAATGTTACGGAAGACAGCCCAACCGTGCCGCCCCCGTCGATGACTATGTATTCATCGAAGACGGAGTCGTTGTACGCTTCACCGACGGCATCATCGCTGGACGAATAATAACTGGTGTCGTCGAGGTCACTTTCCCATGCACCTATCGTGCTGTAAGTACGCTGGAAAGTGGCGCTGGCCTGACCATACGACATATCAACAAGCGTACAAGGACTGGTCGATCCCATTCCCCCGCTGATGTACTTAAAGGTCCAGGTAGTGCCTGAAATGGCTGTGATTAAGTAGTAAAAATCACCTAGAGTATAATCCGTAATTTTTGCGGTGTCACCGACGCTCACATTGTGTGGGCTAAGTGAAATTGTGACATCCCACGGTCCAGAGCCGCTGCAACCGCTGGGCGTTGACGTGCCAAGCGAGCTATTAGTTCCAATGCTTGTAGTGACAGTTGCCATTTTTAAATCAGACCGTTTGCGACTTTGCTAATGTTTGTGCTATCTAAAGCCGGACTCCCTTGCATCAGCCTTGCATCGATAATCTGCTGGTTATCGCGGACATCGTCGACCGTGAGGTTGAGAGTATTTGAGAGATCCCAGTACGGAACAAACCATTCACGCTTCGCGATATCAATCGGTTCTGGCGTTCCGGTATCTTCGGTGACCGGCGCACATCGTTGTTGGGCGGTGGGATGCGAAATATCATCCTCATGCCCGCCGTATCCCGCACAGGAGATTGGAAGAAAATGCGATCGCTCCGCACACGTAAACGGCCACTGCCGGTAATCCTCGCGGACGTGATCAGAGTGCTGCTCTAATACAGACCATATATCCGCAGCTGAAAACTCGCGTGTACCGCCGAACCAATATTCGCTTCCTGTATCACCAAAGATTCTATGGCGAGGATGTTTTAGTCGACGTTTTAAAAACGCATCTACATGAATCGACTCAGGCGTAGTGGCGTCGTGAACTGTCTGCTCACCAGTGGCCAGGCTCGTCCGCGTCACGGTGTCCGCTTCGCGAACGAACCTAAACTCACTAGAGATCTCACACACTAGTTCGAGAAGTGTTCCCGACGGATTGAGGCCGGACACTGAATCTAATATGACCGGCGCAGACATCAGCGTCTGCGCATTAACCTTCAGGATGTGATCCGTCGCAAAAGCGCAGACGATATCTCCATCTCTATACCCTGCGTGTGATTCACTATCACCAACCTTAAGTAGAAGCTCCACGGCAACTCCTAACTCGGTTCGTTGCAATCTATTTCTACAGATTGAAGCGTAAGTGATTGTCCGTCCGTGAGAGTCTGATTACTCCCGAGGCTAAAATAAGCCAAGATATTATCCGTAGAGGTCGTGCCGTCCGTGATAACAGCCCATCGCGCACCTGTGCCGCTCGACGGAAACGTACCAGTGGCAGACCAAGTTTGATCGCTGTACACAACTTTCGCACCGATCGTACCGTCAACTTCTGTAACAGTCGCATCTGACGTCGCGAGTGCCTTTCCACCGGAATCGTAACCTGAACCAGAGGCTATCTCGGTGACGTCCGCCAACGTGTTACTTGCTTTGGTAGGCGTATCATCGTCGGTGCAAAGAATGAGGCGGTAGGTGGTCGGGACAGTTTCTCCGTCGAACGCATATTTAAGTAATAGGTATTTGCCACGGTCAGTTGTGCCGCTCATAGGTTCTCCCAATTCAAAAAAAAACGGGCGACCTCGTTAAGAGATAGCCCGTTCGACAGGTAATGTTCGGTTGTTGTAGTTCAACTACGCTAATAATTGTTCTTATTCATCAAGCGATGGCAACCATTTTTACGATTTATTCCGGTTCGTTTTGTTTGTCATCGTTACAACTGCGTGTTCTACGCTGTTTAAAAATCACAACTTCTTGTGGAGCTTCCA